CGCAAGAGTGAAAGCTGCTAATACTATCAGTATCACTTATGTAAACCCAACTGCTGCAAGTAAAACTCCAGCAGCTGATACATATTTAGTTCAAATTGTTCGTTCTTACCCTGTTGCTACTGACTTTATGACAGCATCACCAAGTAACTACGGTGCAATTGCGGCTAATAACCCATAGTAAGTTGAAGGTGGAGGGATAAAGTCCTCCACCTTTTTCCTTTTTTAGGTGAAATATGGCAATCGAATATCCATGCTCGATGCACAAAGACTCATATGACAATTCAACAATTGCCATCGATGAGCAAGAATATAAAGCTTTATCCAAGGATGGATGGCTAACTTCCCAAGAATGGGACAGTAAGGGTAAAGAAACCCCTGTAAAACGTGTTAGATCGACCAAATTTGAGGAATAGTAAATGTCTAGCCTAGCGAATCAGCAACAAAATTTATCCTTTCCAGGCTTATTGCAGGTTCCTGGCGGCATAACTTCAACACTACAACAAGTTCAAGATGGTAATGGAAATCCTACAGGCTTAAGTCTTAGTTCTGCTGGTGCTTCTGTTACTACATCAAGCACTTTTGTAGCTTCTAAAAATGGAACCGCAATTACAGGAACTATTCCCCGATTAATTAGCGATGGATTTGGTGATTATGTTAGTGTTATTGATTTTGGCGCTGATCCTACTGGGGCTGCTGATAGCACCGCAGCTTTTCAAGCTGCTGTAAATAATTCAAGCGTTGTTTTTGTACCTAACGGTACATTTTTAATTGCTGGTTCGATTACTATGCCTTACGGTGTAAAAATACAAGGTGTATCTGACCACGCAACAATTAGGGCTACAAATACCCAAGTTGTTTTAGGTGGAGGATCAATAATCTATGTAACGAGTTTAACAGCTTCGCCTTTTGTGTATTATTCAGGAAATTCATTTTCAGGATTAACGTTCTATTACCCATATCAATTACGATCTTCAGTTACCCCACAAGTATACCCTCCCACATTTAGCCCGAATATAACAGATTTAACTGAAGTTATAGCTAATGTTATGTGGACTAATTGCCAATTTGTTAATAGCTATATCATGATTGATGCTTTTAGAGGGCATTTAGATTTTGAATATGCTGATATTGTTGGATACCCAATCTATAGAGGGATTAGGGCTGATGGCTGTGGAGGAACTGACATATACAGAAATATTAGTTTAAGCTACTATTATTTTTGTCGATTTGATGACCCTATTGCAACATGGTCACGAACTAATTCAATAGGGTACGAAATAGGAAGGTCAGATGCGTTTCATATGACCAGAATTTATGCTGGTAATCTTAATGTAGGGATTAGATTTTTTTACAGTTCATTAAACGCGCCTGGCGGAGCTTATGGGTCTATAATAGGGTGTTCTTTTGATGGTAATACCCATTCAATATATTCAGAATCTACACATCCTATAGGTGTAAACATTGTTGATTTTATGAGTAATGCTGTAACAGATGATTTAACTGTTGCTCCTTTAGGAACTACAACAAGTATATTTCAAATTACAGGGTTTGCACTTTGGGGGGCTAAACCATATCCTATAAACATTCATGTTGATGGGTCGGTTATTAAGCTTGATAACGGGATTATATCCACCGCTACCTCAGCAGCTATTCAAATTGCCGCTGATGGATGCTCTGTTTCAGTTAATAATGTACGTTTCGCAGATAGTACGGCTACACCAATAACCACTTTAAGCTATACGTTAGGAAATTTAATATTTACTAATAATCAGCTTAACGCTGAAACGTCTTTTGCATCTACATTTGCAACTTTCACAATTATCTCTAATAATGCTAGGGGTTTAGTTAGTGATGTAGCTTTAGCGTCAACTATTGATTTAACTAATAAAGCTGATAGGCTTTATATAACGGGATCAAGTTCAACTCATGTAACCACTATTCTTGGTGGGTATTCAGGAAGAATTATTAGTTTTAATACTCAAGGTGGAGCTATATTTAATTCTGGTGGAAATATTACAGGCACACCTACAGGGACTCTTTTAAAATCAGGGTCGTTAATGTATTCAGGAACTAATTGGATATTTTTAAGTTCTGAGGCATAAAAACATGGCTAGATACTTTACACTTGATCTTGTACCACAATTAGGAGGTCAATTAGGGTTGATCTCCGCTGGAGTATTCTATGCGAATACTTCTTCTGCGGTAGCGATCTTTGAAGATCAAGCAATGACTACACCTATTGCTAATCCTATAATAATTACTAGCGGCTATAATATATCTTTTTGGGTAGCTGATGGCCTTCAAGAATATGATCTTCAATTAATAGGGGGTCATTTAATATCTACAGTATTTATTAATGATATTTGGTCATTACCTGCGCCTATTTGGGGCAATCGTTCAGTATTTTGGAGTAATGCGCCAGAAGAATGGGCGCATATTTCCCCTTATACTGTTCAAGTTAAGATGGTCAGCAATGTTGGTCAACTTTACACAGGAAATGATTTAGTAAGAGCCGCGATGCGATTAATCCAAGTATCCTCTGTAGATACTGATTTAACTGCAAATGAGCTTAAAGATGGCATAGAATCACTTAATCGGATGCTTGATTCATGGTCTGCTGATGAATTGATGCTTTATCAGATCACTAGAGAAACATTTCAATTATCAGCTAATACCAATCCTTACACTATAGGGCTTGGAGCTACTTGGAATACTATTAGGCCAAGCCGAATTATCGATGCTTATTTCACTATCTACACAGGTAGCATACCTGTTGATTACCCCATGCAAATTATGGAATGGGATGATTACAATGCAGTAAGACTTAAAAGTTTACAAACTAATTTCCCCGGCTATTTGTTTTATGATAGGGGATTCCCTATTGGAAATGTCTATATATACCCAATATGTTCATCAAGTAATGAAACGATTACTTTGACATCTTGGAAGCCATTTACGGTTGTTAATGATCCTACTGCGTACATTAGCCTTCCTCCAGGCTATTGGGAAGCTATAGTGTTTAACTTAGCAATTCGTATCGCTGAAGAATACCAATTTGATATTAGACAAACTTCTGTTGCATTAGCTCAAAACGCTATTAAACGCATTAAGAGAATTAATCAACGAACTCCTACCCTTAGTACGGATGTAGCGCTTATGAGTACCAGCCAAATGAGATACAATATTTATAGCGATGGATACGGACGATAATGCCAGAAGCCATTGTTCTTCCTATATTAGGGGCTGGCATAGCTGGACGGTCTAAAGCTGTTTCTGCTCAAAAAAGACAGAATCTTTTTCTTGAAGTTAAACCTGAAAAAGATAAAACAAATTTAGCCGCATATCCCACACCTGGCTTAACGCTATTTGCTAATGCTGGTAAAAATCCTTCACGCGGATTATGGTGGCTACAATCTTTAAATTTACTCTACTCAGTAAATGCTAATAAGCTATTAGAGATTGATAAAAACGGTGTAGTTACTGAAAGGGGAACGCTTTCAACTGCTGAAGGCACAGTATCAATTTCGGATAACGCTCAACAAATCATAATTGTTGATGGTGAAAACGGATACATTTACGAACCTAAAACACTTCAATTAAGTTATACCTATCCAGCTAATTCCGTTTCAAATGTTTATAATCGAATAGGTTTGACTATAACTGTAAATGGATATGTTAATGCTGGTATTGCTGGCGATACAGCTACCATCACTACTGATGGTGGAGATGTGCTTTCTGGAGCGTATACAATTACTTCAGCTACACAAGGAAGTTGGGCTTTTAATGTTGTATTACCATCTTTACAAACTCCTATTCTAGCAACTGCTTTAGTAGTAGGTTCAAGATATACAGTTTTAACTTTAGGAACGTCAGATTTTACGCTTGCAGGGGCAGCTTCTAATGTATTAGGCGCTGTTTTTACAGCGACTAAATCAATCTTTGGCACAGGTACAGTTGTTCCTGCAACTATTGATGTTAATATTCCAGCAACTGCTTTAGTAAATGGTCAAAAATATATAATTTTAATTATAGGGTCTACAGATTTTACCCTTTATGGCGCAGCATCTAACACTGTAGGATTAGAATTTACAGCGTCATTATCTGTCGTTAATGCAACTGCTTTAGTGAATGGTACAAGTTATCAAATTTTAACTTTAGGCA